AAAAAGTACACAAGTTGTTTTCGAAAAAGCAAAATAACAATATGTATAGTATTTGTATTACCTATAATTTTAGCATATATAGCAGTTAGGGAAAATAAAATAGATGATTCTACTATTAATATTATAACAATTATAATTTCTATTTTAACGGCAATGTTTTTTACATTGATACAGGTTATCATAGATTTAAGAGAAAAATACAAATGCAAAGAAGATATAGATGCAACTAAAAGTAAGCATATAAAAGCATTAATTAATGAAACGTTTTATTTATTAATGTATGAGATAATGAATAGTATTTTTATACTTCTTTTTTGTTTTATGACTATATTTTCAAAAAAATATGGAGAGTTAGATAGCTATATTATTTATTATTTCTCTGTGACTTTAATATTGAACTTATTTATTGTATTAAGTAGAATGTTTGACTTGATACATAATATATTAGAATAAGTATTTGATAGCACCCTTCGGGGTGCTTTTCTTATCCCCTTAGCTCAGTGGTAGAGCATAAAACAATGTCCCAGGTTCGATTCCTGGAGGGGAATATTTCCGAAACGACGAATAAAGAGGTGGTGATAAATGCCGAGAAAGCCTGATAAAAGAATAATTAAAGCGAAAGAGTTATACAAAAAAGGGCAGAAACTAATTGAGATTGCAAATCGATTAGGTGTACCAGAAGGAACGGTCCGAAGTTGGAAAAATAGATATAAATGGGATTGCAACGTTGCAAAAGAAAAACGCAACGTTGCGAAAACAAAAAGAGGTGGGCAGCCGGGGAATAAAAACGCAACTGGCCCACCAGGAAATAAAAACGCAGAAAAGCATGGTTTCTTCTCGAAGTATCTTCCGGAAGAAACCTTTTCTATTATCCAGGAGATTGAAAAGAAGGGCCCTTTAGATATTCTCTGGGAGAATATACAGATTGCTTATGCAGCCATCGTAAGAGCACAGCAGATCATGTATGTAAAGGACCACGAGGATAAGACGATTGAAAAGATAGAGGAAAAAGAGGGAAATGTTATAGGTGAAAAATGGGAGGTACAACAGGCATGGGATAAACAGGCAACATTTTTAAAAGCACAGGCAAGGGCACAAGGAGAATTAAGGTCCTTGATAAAACAATATGATGAACTGCTGCATAGCAATTATGAACTTGCAACAGAGGAGCAGAAGGCTAGGATTGAGCAGATCAGGGCGAAGACGGAGCGGTTATCTACCGAACCAACAGACAATTTGGAGGATGGAGTTGAGATTATAAATGACGCAGACGAAAAGGCAAGTCAGAATATCGGACATAGTGATACCGAAGTATCTTCCGATATTCAACGACAAGAAACATAAGCATATTATTCTCACTTCTGGGCGTGCTGGAACAAAGTCAAGCTTCGCAGCAATTAAGACAGATTATCAAATTGTTGCGGATCCCCATAGTTCCGTAGTTGTTCTTCGTAAACATCATAATAAGCTGCGAAAGACAGTTTACAAAGAAATGCTCCGAGGGCTTAACCGCTTACAGATTCCTAAGAACCGCTTTCATATTACGAAAAGCCCAATGGAGATTACCTACAAAAAGTATAAAACAACAATATACTTTTCTGGATCAGATGGCATAGATGATACAAAAGGTATCATTGATGAAGAAAAGCCAATTAAGTTGGTTGTCCTGGATGAGCTGACAGAGTTTTTTGACGATGGAGATGGAGCGGATGAACTTGCAAATATAGAAGCGACATTCGTAAGAGGAAATAAAGCCGGCTTCCAGATGATTTATTTATATAACCCACCTAAGAACCCAAATGCACCGGTAAACCTTTGGTGTAAGGAAATGGAGAAGCGGCCAGACTGCATTCATGTACATACAGATTACAGAGATGTGCCGGTGGATTGGCTGGGGCAGGATTTGATTGATTCTGCAGAAATCATGAAGCAAACAGATATTAAGATGTATCGTTGGACATGGCTAGGCGAAGCAGTTGGTGTCGATGAACTTATCTATTATATGTTTAGCGATAGACACAGGCAGAAGGCAGAAGCTGATAGGAGATATGACCGTATTTACATTGGTGGTGACTATGGACAACAGAATGCAACAACATTTCAGGCTTTTGGGTTGGATACATATAGAAAGAAGTTTCCGGGGTTAGCAGAGTATTATTATAGTGGCCGAGAAAGCGGCAAGCAGAAAAGCCCCTCGGAATATGCAGCTGATCTGGTGGATTTCATGGATGAGCTTCATAAACAGTATGAGAACCGAGTATTTTATATCTTTCTTGACCCGTCTGCAAAAGGGTTAGCGGAAGAGATAAGGAGAGCCACGAGAAACTTAGATTATACTGTATTTATGAGAGATGCAGAGAACGAGGTGGCATTGGGGATTAGTCGTGTACAAAAAGCATTAGTTTTTGAAATAATGAGTATATCTCCTCATCAGGAGAAAGCAATCGAAGAGTTTGGTACGTATGAATATGATAAGAAATCCATAGAAAAAGGAAAAGAAGTACCGATAAAAGAAAAAGATCACGCGATGGATGCAATACGCTATGCCGTTATGGGTGCGTGGGATAGGATAAAATATTGGCTTCCGATAGAAGAAGCGGAGGAGGTGCAGAAAATTGAACATATTTAGTTATTTTAAGAAAAAAGGAATAGATACTGTAGATGCGTCCTTCTATCGGAAAATCAAGGAATGGACAAGCTGGTATAACGGCAAGGTACGAAATTTTTCCTTTTACAAAGTCTATACAGGACGAGGTACTTATAAAAGATGCGACCGTAAGAGCCTTGGCATGGCAAAGAAGCTTTCGGAAGATATTGCGGATCTGCTTTTAAATGAGAGAGTAACGATTACTCTTGATAATGAGCGAACAAATGAATTTGTACATAAGATTTTAGATAAGAATCATTTTTTAGTTCAAGGTAACGACTACCAGGAGCGGAAAGCTTATTCCGGTACAGTGGCATACATTCCGTATCTGGATAACATGGAAATAACGGAAGATGGAGAAATTCTTTCAGGTAATATTAAAATGAATTATGTGGATGCACCAAATATCTACCCTGTCAGTTGGAACAATGGGGAGGTTACAGAGTGCATCTTTTTATTTCCACACACAGTAAACAGAAAGAAATATGTGCAGGTACAATCACATCTGATTCAAGGCGAAGAATATGTGATTGAAAACACTGTGCTTCAATGCGTGAGTGGAAGTCAGGAAGGAGCGGAACTTCCAGAGGAAGAATGGAGAAAATTAAAACCTTTTGCAAATATGGCAAGGCAGGTACACACAGGCAGCGATAAGCCACAGTTTGTTATTGACCGTTTGAATATAACAAATAATGCAGATGAGAGTAACCCGATGGGAATCGCTATCTTTGCGAATGCGATAGATATCTTAAAGAAGTTAGACATAGAATTTGATTCTTATTGCAATGAGTTCCTACTTGGCCGGAAGAGAATCTTTGTTGCACCGGAACTGCTGCATAATGTGGATGGAACCCTTGCCTTCGACCCAGAAGAAGGAATCTTTTATAACCTGCCAGAAGATTACGACAGGGGGAAAGAGGGTCTTATCAAAGATATTGATATGCAGATTCGGACAGAAGCGCACAGTGCAGCAATTAATGACGACTTGAATTACTTATCATTAAAGTGCGGCTTTGGTACGAACAGGTATCGCTTTGAATCTTCTGGAGTGAAGACAGCAACAGAAATCATTTCAGAGAACTCTGATATGTATCGGATGATTAAAAAACATGAGATTATCCTGGAAGATGCCTTGAAGCGGTTGATTAAGATTATTATCCGATTAGGGATTGTCTTAAAAGAGCCGCTTAACGAGGATACAGATATCACGATAGAATTTGATGATTCTATCATTGAGGATAAAGAGACGGAGAGAAAGCAGGATATGCAAGATGTAGCCATAGGAGCAATGGCGATAGAAGAATACCGGGCGAAATGGTACGGTGAAACTGTGGAACAGGCAAGAAAGAATCTTCCGGAGCAAAATCAGGTGATGGAGTAAGATGAGAGATGAATATAAAAACAAGATAGCTGATAAAATAGCAGCACGCTTTACTGATTTGGAAGAACGCATCATGAAAGATATCGTAAGAAGAATAAGAAAAACAGGAGAAATCACCAGCACAGCCGACTGGCAGATAAACAGGTTAAAGATTCTTGGGTATTCTTCGGAAGACATTGAAAAAGCGATAAAGGACACACTGAATGCTTCTTACCCAGAAATGTTTGAGCTGTATGATAAGGTCATTGACTGGGTATATGTCCGGAATAAAGACATATACGAGCAGGTTAATGCACAATTTATCCCTTACGAAGAGAATGAGCAGATGCAGCAGCAAGTAGAAGCAATCATCAGGCAAAGCCGGGAAGACTTAGAAAACATAACAAATTCGCTTGGCTTTTATTTAAACTATAATGGAAAGATGGTTGTTACTCCATTATCACAGATTTATATCGGTTATTTAGATAATGCCTGTTATGATATTGTTTCTGGGGCATTTGATTATGGCAGCGTTTTAAGAAGGACGGTTACACAACTAACAAACAGTGGTATGAGGACAATTGACTATCCTTCTGGATGGACCAACAGGGTTGATGTGGCTGCCAGAAGAGCAGTTTTGACAGGAGTAGCACAGGTTTGTGGGAAGATTAATGAATACCATGCACAGCAGCTTGGAACAGAATACTTTGAAGTAGACTGGCACGCAGGAGCAAGACCAACCCATGCAGTGTGGCAGGGCAGAGTATATTCGAAGCAGCAGCTTGTTTCTGTTTGTGGTTTAGGGACAGTAACGGGACTTCTTGGAGCAAACTGTTATCATATGTATTACCCTTTCTTTCCAGGCATTTCGGTAAGAAATTATACAGATGAATGGCTGGATGAGCAGAACAAGAAGGACAATACTCCCCAAAGCTTTGATGGAAAGGCGTATACGGCTTATGAAGCAAGACAAAAACAGAGAAAAATGGAAACAGCCATGAGAGCGCAGCGGCAGAAAGTAAAACTGATGGAGAGCGGCGGAGCGGATAAAGATGAAGTTATGCTGCATAAAGCAAAATATCAGGCTCAATTAAGTGAGTATGCAAGATTTAGTAAACGGATGGGGTTAAAACAGCAGCGAGAGCGTATCTATCTTGATATGAGAGGGAGAGTAGCTCCGCGAAGTCTTAAAGCTGTGAAACAATTTCCACCAGAGATGATTCAAAATGCTGGAAGAGATATTGCACAGTACAGAAGATATAAAAATGCGATAGGAGACGCAGCAGGCTCCCTTGCAGAATTTGGACAAATAAAATATAATAATAGCGAAAAGTGGAAATACTTAGAAGGGTTGAAAGAATATCTGACGAAGTATCCTAACAGCAGTAAGAAATATTATGATGTTTACGATACTTTGAAAAAAGAGAAACTAGCAAAAGGGATTGTATTACCGCCGGTATGCAAGCAAGCTTTCATCTTGCCAGAAGGAAAACATGAGCCGTATCATATCATGCAGAGGATGTTAAAAAGAAAAATAACAGATGATGAAATCAGAAGCTATATGAAAAATGCGGATATAATGTTGAACCAATGGGGCGGCAAGAGGCAAGCTTTTTATAGTAAAGACGGTGTGTGTGTTATCACAAAGACTGATGAAGGTTGGATTTATAAAACGGCATGGAAAAAAGAAGATTTTGATAGTAACACAGAAAGAATCTTGGAGGTGATTAAGAAATATGTCAGATAATGAGATTAATTATGATAAGGAACATTATTGCCCTGTTTACGGCAAGGTCGTTCATCCAGATTTGTGTTATGATTCTATGATGTGCCTGCATAGATTTTTTAAGGTATCCTCAGTAGAAGAATTGTCACAAGTAAAAGATATCGAGGCAGCAAGAGAAAAATGCCAGATGTGCAAATATAGTGAATAAGATTACAGCACGCAGAAATGCGTGTTATTTTTATACTTATTTTGAGAAAGGAGAGGGTTATTTTGATTGAAGTAAGCGTTCGAAAGAACAAGGTAGAACTAAAGGGACACGCTGGAAGAAAGGGTAAAGACGGAATTGACCGAGCGTGTACGGCTGTTTCGGCATTGACAAACAGTTTGATTAATTCATTGCAGGATTTGACAGAAGATAAGATAACAACAGACTTAGGCAGCGGATCCGCATTAATTGAGTGGAAAGAGTTGTCCGAGAAAGGAAAGCTATTAATTGATTCCTGGTTCCTTGCAATGACAGATATTAACCAGGAATATAATTGCATACGATTCATCTAAACATCTGGAAGGGTGCTTTTATTATGTCCAAAACATGATGACGAAAAAAGCTCTGGAATAACACTCATGTATGGAGGTATTTATCATGAAAAAGAACAGAATGAACTTAAGAATTTTTGAAAACAGCGGTGGTGCTGGTGCCGGAGAACCGGGAGGAAGTGCTGGAGGAGATAACAATAATCAGAATAATGCTGGGAGCGGTGGACAGCCGACTTACAGTTACGCGCAGGCAGAGGAAATTGCTAACGCAAGAGCAGAGAGGGCAGAGCGTTCTGCATTAAAATCATACTTTCAGCAGCAGGGTATGTCAGAAGAACAGGTGAACCAGGCAATTACTGATTATAAAGCCCAGCAGAAAAAGAACCAGCCGAATATTGAGCAGATGCAACAGGAACGTGATGCGGCACTTAAAGAAGCCCAGCAGATGAAGCAGGAGAAGTTCCTTTCAGGGAAAGGTGTAAAAGCGGAAGATGTTGATTATGTCATGTTTAAGGTATCGAAGCTTGTAGATGATAAAACAACATTTGAAAAGGCTGCGGAAAAGTATTTAAAAGAGAATCCGAGATTTGTGGGAGGTTCTTCTTATAGAGTATCTACATCTACAGGAAGCGACTCTAACGGATCTGGAGGAAATGTAAATGCATCCATTAATGATGCGATTCGTGCAGCGGCAAGAAGATAGGAGATGAATGAATTGAAAAGAGAAAGAATGAACTTAAGAATTTTTGAGGGCGATGCGACGATCATTGACCGTAGCGGTGCGGATTCCCTGATTCCGGTACAGGAAGCAAATGAGATTATCCAGGGAACAATCACACAGTCAGCGGTGCTGTCAAGAGGAAGAAAGCTTGCCAACATGACAAGCAAGCAGTATAAAGTTCCGGTTCTTGATATGTTACCAATCGCTTATTTTGTAAATGGTGATACTGGCCAGAAAAAGACAACTAAGCAGGCATGGGATAAGAAGTTTATTGTAGCAGAAGAGATTGCGGTTATTGTTCCAATCCCAGAATCTGTACTTGATGATTCAGAATATGATATTTGGGCCGAGGTAAAGCCAAGAGTAACGGAAGCTTTCGGAAAGGTTATTGATGGAGCCGTACTGTTTGGAACAGAAAAGCCATCTACATGGAGAGATGGAGTAGTTGCAACTGCAACAAAGGCAGGAACCGTAGTAACATACGGCACCGGTGATGATTTGTATGACAAGATCATGTCAGAAGATGGGGTTATCGCGAAAGTGGAAGACTGCGGCTATTTTGTAAACGGACATATGGCAGATATTTCTATGCGTGCAAAATTAAGAGGCCTTAAAGATACAAACGGAAATCCAATCTTCAAGAGCGATATGCAGGGAAGTACCAATTATGCTTTAGATGGTTCTCCAATGAACTTCCCGAACAATGGAGCGTTTGACAAATCAAAGGCCCTTATGATTTCCGGAGATTTCAGTCAGCTTGTTTATGCAATCCGTCAAGATATTACATTTAAGTTATTTACCGAGGGCGTTGTCCAGAATACGGACGGAACAATTGCGTACAACTTGATGCAGAATGATATGGTTGCTCTTCGTGCTGTAATGCGTCTTGGATGGGAGATTCCAAACCCAATCAACTCATTAAAAACAGATAAAACAAAGAGATGTCCATTTGCTGTATTAAAAGCAGGAGAATAGGCGGTGACTTTATGGTAAGATATGCAGACCTTGCATTTTACATGACAGAGTACGGCGGTAATATTATCCCAAACGAGCAGTTCCAGCGTGTGATCACAAGAGCAAGCACATATATTAAGGCAATTACTTTTTCAAGAGTGGATGAAAACAATATTCCAGAGGAAGTGAAAGCTGCAGCCTGTGCAGTTGCGGAAGTTATTTATAAAGCTGAAAGCTCTACGGAAGGGGAAAAGAAATCTGAAAATACAGATGGTTATAGCGTGACCTATGTAACAGAGCAGACAGACGGAGAAATCAAAGAAGTGATTCTTCGCAAGAAACAGTATGCTGCAGCATATCCGCATCTTGTCCTCACTGGGTTATTAAGCAGGGGGTGTTCAGGATGATCACAAATGCATCTGCGACATTATATAGCCGGCAATATGACAATGAGAAAAGAATGGATGTCTGGAAAAAGACATTTATTGATAAAGTCTGGTGGCATGAATCAGAAGCTTCTGTGATTACTACAGAAGGATTGAAAAGCGCAGATGTTTTCGTGATTAGGATTCCAGATACATCAATTGTTATTAAAAAAGATGATTATCTCGTAAAAGGTGAGTGTGGTATTGATGTGACATCGGTCAAAGATTTAAAAGGCATGAAATATTGCAAAGTTACATCGGCAAATTACAATATATTTGGCTCTAACCAGCACATAAAAGTAGGTGGTGTATAGTGACGGCAAAGAGAAACTTTGTAATTCAGACTCCGCGGGGAAGTATTTATACGGTAAAAACTGCAAATGGGACTGTAACAGCTAAGATGGAATGGAATCAAGGATTTTCTGGGCGAAGAGAAGCAGGTTTTAGTAAGGCACAGGGATTTATTGATTCTGAATGTATCAGAAGGATGAATCCAGAAACGCCACGATTAACAGGGGTGCTGATTAAGTCAGCAACCCTCGGAACAGTAATTGGTTCCGGAGAGATTAATCAGATCACACCCTATGCTCGTAGACAGTACTATGAACATAAAGAAAAGTCGCGTTGGTTCGAGCGAATGAAAAACAGGCATAAAGATAGTATCTTGAAAGGAGCACAGCAATATGCAGGAGGTTAATATTATTGATGCTATCCGTTCATTTATTCTGACTTGCCCATTTCTTGATGATTACAGGGTGAATGTAGACCATTTGTCAGAAAGTATGAGTTATTCTCTTGACCCGCTTCCTTGTGACCCAGTGTTACAGAAATATGTTGATGGTGGCAAGAAAAAACAGTTTCAGTTTGCCTTTACGAGCAAGGAGCAATATGACGAAGATGCCAGAATCAATATCGAAAACAGCGGATTTTACCAAGCGTTTGAAGAATGGATGGAACAGCAGACAGAAAAAGGAGAAATGCCAAATCTCCCAAATGAAAAACAACATCCATATGAATTAGAAACATTAAACAGCGGCTATCTATATGATGCACAAGGCGAGTATGCCCAGTATCGTATAGAATGCCGCCTTCTTTATACACAGGAGGTATAAACATGACAAAAGCAAAATTAGTTAGACGTAGCCAGAGAGTTGCGTTTTATGGCGTTCCAGTTTCTGGTAGTGAAGAAACCTCTACATACAACAGAATGGAGCATTTCACATCCTTGACGGAAGGAAAGAACCCAATCACATATGAGCGTCAGTATGTTGATAAAGATAGCCAGGACAGCGACGTAACGGGATACGGAACAACTTTGGAATATGGATTTGATCATCATTCTGATGATCCAGTACTGGCGGATCTCGCAAAGGTCCAGGACGATGAACTTACTGGAGAGACACGAGATATTGTTGTAGTGGATTTCTTTGACAAGGGAGAATCTAAGAAAGATGATGAGTATGTAGCACGAAAGAGAACCTATTCCATCCTGCCAGATTCTTCTGGAGATGGAACAGATGCATTGCAGTATTCAGGGAGTTTTTCTGTAAAAACAGATATCGTAAAGGGATATGCGAAAGTATCTCCTGACGGTAAAACTTGTACATTCAGTGAGACAGTTACACCCTAATGTGGCTGTCGATGTGCAGGCAGCGGAAGTAGAAGATGAAATTAAAAAGGAGATTGAGCCATGAGCCAGAATGACAATGAAAGAATTTGGAAGATTAATGGACTTGAATTAGAATTGGATCTTGAAGATGCAGATATCTTTGAAAAAGTAATGAAGTCCTTTGAGCA